GCAATCATCGGAGGAGGGGGTGCTTTGGCAAGTGCAGGAACACTCGGATTAGACGCAATCCCAGCTTTAGCAGAATTTGCAGGAACATTAGGCGAAGGTTTAGGAGCGCCCAAAGGACCTGAAACACTAAACGAAAGTGTGGGGTGTGCTCCAGCATTGAACGTTGAGCACTACCTACGTTCTGTTGCATACGGAACAAATCATAAAGCTAGTAACCAAGCAATCCGTAAAGCAGGTGAGCGCTGTAATCAGTTTTTAACTAAAACAGTTGATGAGGCTGCAGCTAGACCAAGGTTTGGTGGATTAGTTATGCCGGTTAATTAAACACACCAGAAATTACTTCGTTATTATCACGAATTCCGATAAGGAGAGCTCTCTTTTCCCACGTGTCGCCTCCTTCTTGTCCTTTCTTGGGATTAATGCATTCGGAATAACTACCCGTATTGCAGACCAAACCTGCTAGATCTAGCTCGTTGCCGATACCGCCTGTGGCCCACATGTGTTGTTTGTTTAGCCAAACAGCGCCGCACTTAGTGCATTCTGTTCTATCGATACTTAAATCAGAAAGCTCAGGCATAGCTAATACAACTATGGTTACTGAATTTTACCGAGGCACAAAACAAACACTGATAGCTATTTTTAAACAAAGACAAAAAAATCCTCACCTTGGCGGAGAGAGGATCTTGTTTGGGGATCTTTTTGAGCATAGCGATCAAAACTAGACAAGACAAGTAAAAAGCCCCTCCCGAAGGAGAGGCTTACTTTGTGTTGTAAAAACACTACATCAGACAGGAGATGTCGATGTATAAACCTGGGACTCAGTGAGGCCATCAGGCTGAAGAGCAAGATCCTGACGAAGAGGAGGCTGATCAGCGAGGACCCAGCAGACTTCGCAAATTGCGAGAGCCTTGTTATCACCAGACAACAAGTTGGCTGATGCGCGTGGGTCATAAACACCTGAGCCTTGTGCAACACCGGAAGCACCGGCATCGACACTGGCAAACAACTTCCACGTGGTGTCGCTAGCGAGAGCGCCGAGTTCGCTCGAGTCGAAAACGTTCGTGGAAGCGTAAGTTCCGTTGGTCAAACGAGAATTGGAACCTGTGAGGGAGACTCCGATTTGACCGGAAACGACTGTGCCGTCTACAGGGATACCTTGGTTTACTGAGGGAACCAAAGTGATTGCAGGAGTAGCAGAGCCGCCAGCAATTCCACTACTGACCAAATCGCCACCGTCAAGACGCAGAGAAGCGCGATAGACACGTGCCGAAGCAGGGACGGTAATACCGTTTGCAATGTCAGCCCGGACATCCTTGTGGAAGTCAGGTGAAGGAATAATGACGTCGGTATTTGAGAAAGGTGCTTGAGCACCGTTCTGACCGGAGCCATAAGGCTGGGTGTAATAGGCCAGTTGGTTAAGTGAACCAAGTGCCTGGTAGCTCATGTCAACGTAGCCGATTGCCTGTTGAGCAACCCAGCCGGGACAAACAACCACACCAACTGGGCCACCGATGGGCTGGTTGGCGAGGTTCTGAGAAACACCGTTGGCGTTATCGTACTGAACCGTTTTTGATTCGTGCCAGTAACGAAGAACGTTCGTGTAATTGCCAGGATAAATCTTGGCAACCGTGATCTGATTCGGATTAATCATGGGTAGTTACCTCTAAGCGTCGAATGAATATCCAACGGTCACGAAGTCTGCATTAAGCAGTTCGAAACCAGCGTAGAGGCTCCAGATCATCTGAATAAAACGACTGAAATCGTCGTTGTTGTTCAGTAGCACCTGAGCGTTGTTGCCCCCGATACCTACACCGACCGACTGAGGGCCGAAGAAGATACCGATCGCAGCGTTGTAATCTGCTGCTGCAGCAGCAATCGTTGCGTTCTGGGTCTGGGAAGGCATGTTTGTGGATTCGAAGAATCGCACACCTTCAAAGACAAAACCAGTCGGCATGATTGGTTCGCCAGCTACGAAAGTAGCCTGACCGAAGCCTTGGCCCATGTACAGCGCAGCGTTAGGCTGCATTGCTGACATGAGTGGATTGATCTGACCGTTACCGGGGTAGCGAGCCACCTCACGGAAGTCAGAGTTCTGACGCAGATGCATCAAGAACGTAGGATCGCAAACGCAGCGGTAGAACCCGTCCTGGTAAGTAGGGGTGTTGCGCTTACGGAGCGACTTGACCACGCGGAGGAGGTCGTCCTTAACGTCGAACTTAGCTTGTTCGGCGTTGGTGTAGGTGAGAGCACCTGTGGCGAGATCGCCAGGGAAGTAATAACCACCTGAGGTATCAGAAGACTGACCCTTGGAGACAGCTTTCAGGAGTTCATTGATGAACACCCGGTCACGCCAACGACGGTAGTCGTCGAGCATGGTTAGTGAACCAATGCTCTGGTGGAAGGTTGTCAGATTACCTGTATCGAGCAGCAAACGCTGAGCGGTAATCAGGGTCTCACGAGCAACCTTGAAGGTTGAAGGTTGAGTTGGATCAGCAGGATCAGCAGGACCGGTGTACTCCTTAAGAGTCACCAGGACCTTGTCCTTGACAATGTTGCGACTGTTCGCTGTTCCGATCGTCTGCTCAGCAGTACGCTCGCGTGACTCTTTAGAGCCAGGATTGCCGAAGAACCGGTAGCGATCAAGTTGAACCGTCTGACCAGGCTGCTTACTAAAGTCATGGACGACTACTGGTTCAGCAGCCATCTCGACAATGTAGGCAGGGTGAGGACGGTAAAGCTCTGCACCGAGAATCTTCGGGAAATCATTATCAATGAACAATTGATTTCCCCGAAAAAAACTACTTTATAACTATAACCTCTGTGGCACCCCAAGTAACCCCTTGAGGTTGCATTTTTAGCGTTAAATACCTTTTTGGTTAGAACTGTTAACAGTGGCGCTAAATGTACGTATTACGTTACGTATACCTTCACCAAGAACACCATAAGTACTACCGTAGTTAGGAACATACCGTGAAGACCTTCCTCTGTACATATTCCGCACAACGTTACCTGTAGCTCCAGGGACGTCAGACCTAACTACTTCTACGAAGGTTTGACAGTAAACAGGTTGGTTGTACTGCCAGGCTGCTCGAGAACCAGAATCGTCATTCGTTGGATTAGTCAGAATCGGAAACTTGACACGCTCATAAGTACCTGGGCCACCAGTAATACCTTGAGCCGCAGTATTTCCTTCCGGAGTATCAAAGGGGCTATAAAACTGATTATCAGGAACCGCCGAACCGTAATAAGTAAAAGCACCAATATCTTTTACGCCTGGGTTGGGTCCAAAAGCTGTTTGAACGGTCGAGTTTGCAGTTCCGTATAGACCTTGCCGTCGGTAGCCCTCATAAACACTGAGAACACCAGAAGGTTGTTGGTAATAATCACTGTAATTTGTCCAGTATCCGGGGACTACGGGAGGTACTGCTCTCCAAGCTGTCGAATAACCCCAGATCTTTGTGATTGGCACAGGAGACACCTGTATTTCATTGCCATACCCCGCTGTATCTTCGCTGTAGTAGTAAAGCTCAGTAGGCGCATCAGAAGCAACTACAAGAGTTACCGTTGCGCCTGCTGTACCTGGAGTTCCGCTACGAGTAACCCCCACCGTGTATTCCACACCGCCTCCAAACGTCCCATCAGGCGTTATCGAGAAAGCAATATCGTTAAGAGTGTTTGTACCGTCACTTTGGTCGAATACATAGGTCCCATTCCGTACTACGGCTAAAACAGGTTTTTCGACCCCGTCGAAATAAAATCTATTACCCGCTCCAGGGTTAAAAATTGCAACTGCAATCGTAGTTACTGGAGGAGCAGCAAAAATCGCTGCTTCAGCGTTCGGAGGACCCGGAGTAATGATTCCAAAGTCAGCTCCTTGGTCATTTACGCCGGTATAGTTTTGTATCTGGCCCGGTTTCCACTCATACTGACCTTCAACGAATATGTAGGTATCAGTTAGATCTAGATTGCTACCAGTGCGCTGAGGACCACTCTGTATATTATGATATAAGCTCTTGTCGTACTTCCAGTTAGTTAAAGCAAGAGTAGTCATTTTCTTTCCGTACTTTTTATTACTCTAATGCTTAGTAAGATAAGTAAAAGAGCCTAAGTGTTTTCGATGTTTGATAAAATACTTTCGTCTCTTTTAGTAGACACAGATATGGCAAGCAGTACGATAGCAGGGGCTACTGCTGAAGCTATTACACACCCGAGAGCTAAAAAACAG